GACCACGCCAGCAATTCAGACAAACTAGATAGCGTCATAACCAAAATAGACAAGGTAGATAGCAGACTAGGCACACACATTGATTGGCACGCACACAAAGACAAATGAGAATACGCCGTAGTTTTTGGCTTGTGTTCGCACCAGTAGCGATATTGGCTATGTTCCCATTGCCTGCATCAGCCGAGAACCCAATTGTTACTGAGCCAACAGATTTTTGGTTTGACTATCTTGAGCCGACACAGTTTGTAGCGCAGACTTACATGATTACTGGATACAACTCTGACCCGATGTTGTGGCTCTACAGCGAAGAAGGAACTCTGCTCGCTCAGAACGATGACAGTTTCGGCTTGCAGTCCTATATTTCTCTGGCTGTACCTGCAGGAAAGTATCGGCTAAGGGCTGGTATTTGTTGTGGCGACCCTAACGCTTGGCGTACAGATGGTGGGTGGAATCTGCAGTATGAACTTGGGTTCAATGGGGCAGGTCAAACATCTACTTCCACCACTGAAGCAACAACTACTACATCTACTTCTACGACAACCACTTCAACCACGACCACCACATCCACAACCACAACAATCCCAATAACGACCACAACGCTACGCCTAGAGACAACCACAACATTAGAACCAGTAGTTTACGCATCCACAACAATCCCTAATACAATCGCTACTACGAGTACGACCCAAGCAACTACTACCACTTCTGTCGTTCCTTCCACGACAAGTACGACAACAAGCACAACAACCCTTGCACCAGTGCTGATAACCACAACAACAACATCACAGCCAGAGGTTATCACATCAACTACTATTCTGCCGGCTCAAGTTTCACCAGTAGTCGCAGAACTGCTTTCCAACATTGACGAGTTACCTCAATCTGAAATCGCTTCTATCGTGGCTCAGAGTGTGGAAGACGGTATTACCCCTGATGACGCTTTAGCCCTCGCTACGAGCGTTACGGTGCTCAATGCAGTGACGCAGGAAACAGCAACGGAAATCTTTGAATCGTTGGATGTCGCCGAACTTTCAGATGCACAAGCAGAGCAACTAGTTGAGGCTGTGCAAGGTGCGCCGACAGAAGTTCGTAAGGCTTTTGAGAACGAAGTTGATTTGTTCAACGGCAAAACAGATACTTATGTTCCAATCGGGTCATCTATTCCTGTCGGAACTCGCCGTGCAGTTATCGCCGTATCAGGATTGCTGGCTGTCGCATCTGTACCTGCACCAAGCAAACAAAACATACGCTAAGATTTACAACAGTTTCCCCGACATCAGACTCTAATGAGAGGATTTAGGGTGAAAAAAGTTTTACAAGAACTGGGCGAACTGTCATGGACATTGGCAGGCACAGGCTTGGTTCTCATCACATTGGCAGGCGACACTCGCCGTATGGGTATATACATTTCATTGGCAGGTTTAGCAGTACACTTAGTAGGTATCTTCACACAGGAGGAAGAATGAATATCAATGTTCTCAAGGATGTGGCAACTCGGCTTGCAGCCTTGTTCGTTTCATCGGCATTAGGCATTATCACAGGCACAGGAGTAATCCAAGCATTTACCGACAAGGTAGATGTGCCGATGTGGTTTCAAGCATTGCAGGCTGGTGGCGCTGCAGTTGCGTTAGTTGTTTATGACCTCAGCAAATCTATGACTGACGGCAAACTTACTAAAGAGGAAGTAGATAAAGCGTTCGGTGTAGACAGAAGTAAGCACGATGCCAGTTAGAAAATACACAGGAACATCTGACGGTGCAAGCAAAGGCAAGCGTGAAGGAACTGAACGCCTAGTCCATCTTTGCAATCGGAGATGGAAGTTCAGAAATCTCGGCACATGGGTGGTTAGGGATATGCGTGGAAAACCAGGGCAACTATCGGTACATGCTACTGGTCGTGCTGCAGACATCGGGTATGGGAAAGATGAGCGTGACAAGGCTGTAGAAGCATTTGACTGGTTTGTTGAACACGCTGATGTATTGGGTATCGAAGAAGTTCATGACTACTCGTTCGGCAAGTTCGGCAGGGGTTATCGGTGCAAGCGCAAGGTCGGTGAACAACTAGTCAAGGTGTATAAGAACGAGGCTGAGTCTGCTGGAAGTATCGGGGGCAAATGGTTGCATGTTGAACTAAGTCCTGCGATGGCTGATGATGCAGATGCATTTGAAAAAGCATGGAGAAGTCTGCCGAAACCATAGGCACTGACACCCCCCAATAATTTCGTTATAACGAAATAGGGCAAAACTGGGAAACCCTTTAGATACAAGGAAACCCTTACCTCTATATATATGCCGTTTCAGGGGGGGGTCGGTTGCGTTCCGAAACGCCCCTCAAAAAAGGTATCGGGTCATCCCAGATTCGCCGCTCACCTTTATCGGGTATTGGGTAGTTGTTTTCGGTGGCAATGTTTGCTAGATACCTACCCACTTCAACATTGAAGTGAACTGCAACATCAGACTGATGTGAAGTGCAGTTTCACATTGGGTAGATAAATGAAACAGACGCACATCTGTGATTAGCGTTTGGTATTATTTGTTTGTCGGAAATAAGAGAAAGGATTACCGATGCCTTCAGCACGCCAACAACGAGCACAAACACACTTCTCACCTAATCAGGTGAGACAACGATTGCGTCAAGCACTAAGAGAAGTCAATGGACGAGGGGGTGGAACAATCCTTCGTGCGATTATTCCAGTCAGTGGTTTCATGACCGAGACTTACCTTGAGCAGTCAAGCGTCACTCCAACTACATCAGAATCTGATTTCAACAACAACTTCCGTACTCAAGTCCATCAGGTCTTGGGAACTCATGAATGGGTCTGGAGAGTGGAAAAGATTTCCCATGTCTTGGAACACTACCCAAACTACTTTTGCTTGCATAACCAAATCATCTATGTTCTGCGAACAAACAACAGAGACATTGACACAGCGAAAATATATCCAGTCCACATAGGCAACCCATCGCACGATGCAGTGGTCGCTACGGATTGGAACATTTCTTCTGTCGGTGGCGTTGAGCGACTTAGAACATACGGCTTCTCTGAAGCGAACCTTGCTCAGTACGGAGAAAGTATTTCAAATACCGACTAACACAATCTTGCCTTTTCACTTGGAAGGAAATCCCCCACTTCGGTGGGGGATTTTCTTATTGGGTAAAACTTTTATGTTTGCCTGTTCTCTGATACACGCCTTCGTTATGATTACAACAACAAATAAAGTTCATTGAAAGGAACACAAATGGATATGGATGCAAACAAAAGACGAACCTTTCCGAAGGCTCGCTATGGCTCAGAGGCTTGGCTTGAACAAAGACGAACGCAGAATGGTGGAACAGTTTTTGGTGCTTCCGAAATACCAGCATTGATGGGTGTCTCTCAATGGGATAACCTCGCTGACCTTGTGATAAAGAAAGTGAACCCGAACTTCTCATCGTCAAGCAACGATGCAACACTTAGAGGACACATCCTTGAGCCAGCCCTTATTGAGTTCGCTCGCAGGCACTACGGCGAAGTAACACTTCCAGATGTGATGTACCAGCGTGACCGTATCGTGGCAACGCTAGACGGCATACAGTTTGACGAGAACGGTATTCCCACTCGCACCGTTGAGGCTAAGACAACAACGGCCTATGCACTGTCAGACACAATTCCAATAAGTTATTTTTGGCAAGTGCAAGCACAGATGGATGCTGTTGGCTGTGACGAAACAGTTGTTGTAGCCCTTGACAAATATATGCGCCTTGGATTTTGGACTGTTGAGGCAGACCCATTCTGTATTGAGGAGATGCGTGAACAGGCAGAACTAATTGGTGCGAAAATAGATGACGGAACAATCCTTGACCAACTTGCTGATGGCCTTACATCTAAACAAGTAGACCTAATGTTCCCTGACCCAGTTGGCGAGCGTGAACTAACGGCTGACGAGATGTCAGCACTTGAGGAATACAGAGCGTGGAAAGACCAAATCAACCTATTGAAAGATGCAGAAGCAAACGCTCGTGACCGTGTTGCTCGCATGTTGAAAGATGTGCAGGTGGGAACATTCAATGGTCAAGCAGTTGTTTCTTACAAACGACAAAGTCGCAAGGGCAGTATTGACATTGACAGAATGTTGAACCATAACCCTGAACTCTCGGCACTGGCTAGCCAGTATCGGAAACCTGACACGACCTATCGTGTCTTGAAACTAAAATAGAAAAGGAAAAACAATGACAAACATTTATCAAGCACTAAACGAGGTGATGAAAGATGTGGGTGCTGTCGGCAAAGAACAGCGCAACACTCATCAGAACTTCAACTTCCGAGGCATCGATGCTGTTATCAATGCAGTATCTCCTGCGTTCCGAAAGCACGGCATCTTTTGCACACCTACAGTTATTACTAGCGAATACGAATCGGTGCAGGTCGGGCAGAACAGAACAACGATGGGTCATGCACGAGTGATGGTGCAATACACTTTCCACGCCACAGACGGAACTTCTGTAACAGCAACAGTAAGTGCTGAGTCTATGGATAGTGGAGACAAAGCAACAGCAAAAGCAATGAGCGTTGCTTATCGCACAGCCTTACTGCAGACATTGTGCTTACCGACTGATGACCAAGACCCCGATGCAGACACCTTTGTGCGCTCTCCATTGCCGGCTGAATCACCGAGAGTGACTGTCGGGTCGGCAGTAAAGAAAGCACCAGTAAAGCAAGTAGCGAGTGGCAAGCCACAAGCGTCAGGTAATCATCCGATAAGCGACTCACAATCTAGTTTCATTACTAAGTTGGCTGCAAAGATTGAACTTGCAGAAGAAGACATTGCCGAGATTGCAGGCAAAGTGCCGAGTGCGATGAACTCTGCTGAAGCGTCTGCTTTTATCGCTGACCTTTTAGCAGTCACCAAAGACACAGCCTCAATAGAGTTCGGTGAAGATAGCCGTCCTCGTATCGTTCACAAGTAAGGAAAGACATGGAGATAAATAAAAAACAGTATCTAGAAATGAATGTGGCTCTCACGGAAAGTCTTGTCAAATCTATAAAACAACTTGACGAGCACATCACAATAAATACTAAGTTGGTGGAATACATTGTCATGCTTCATCAAGAGATGCATGACTTGGCTGAAAGAATGGCGCAGAAGGGAAACGAACTGTTCGGTGAGATTACGCCGATTGCAGAAAGAATGGAGAAAGAAAGTGAATGACGAACCATTGTTCAACTGGTTTGACGACACGGATGGATTTGTAAATAATCCAGCGTCACGAGATAGGGCTTTCCGAGAGTCCAAGAGTGGCGTGAGGAATCAACGCCACAAGAAAATAAGTAAATACCTAGATGTAATCGGTGACGGTGGTGCGACTTGGCGAGAACTCGGTGACATACTGCGACTACATCACGGTCAGATTTCGGGTGCGCTATCCAAAATGCATGCCAACGGTGAAGTGTTCGTGCTGAAAGAGCAACGAGACAGATGCCACCCTTATGTGCATGTGAAATACCGTGACCACTATGCCGTTGAAGACAGATTTGATGAGCCTGTAAAGACGGTGGGAGTATTGCGTATGGAAGAAAACAACAAACTAAAGCAAGAGATAAGCAAATTGAAGTCAGATTTACAGATAGCAGAACGCCGACTCACCGAACTTGGAAACAATCTTGAACACGCACTAAACGCTAATTATGAGTTGCGAAACAAGATAGGTAGAAATGAACACACCGATTGAGCAAAAGCGTAAAGGCGACTGCGCATGTGGCTGTGGTCTGTGGGGAACGCTACGCCGTAGACCGATAGACCATGTCAAGGACTGCAAGTGCAAACAGTGCATGGGCAAACGCAATCGCAGTAAAGGCGATAGTAAAGCGAGACACGCTCGCAAGATGCTCAATCTAGGTGGCGTGAACTCAAGGCATGAAGAAGTGTGGGGAGGTGCTATCCGTGTTGAAGTGAAAGCAGGTAAGCAGGTGCAGCCTATTTACACTCGCTTCCTACTTGCTGAACAGCAAAGTAAACATGGTTCTGCGCTCGGAGACATCCGACCTTTTGGTATGGTGGCGATGCCTGACGGAACAAGTGACGGTCTAATAATAATGAGACTGTCCGAGTTCCAAAACTTTATGGCATTACTAGACGACTTAGAGAATGGGTGAAGGGGAGTCCCCGACAGACTCCCCCTCACGAGCCAATGGAGGTTGGCATATGAACGATACACCTGAACAGAACCCTATTGCCGTATCTGCAGATTTCTATTTTGCGATTGTTCCCGAGTGGGTGTTGGCGTTATCTGTGTCTGCAAATGCAATCCGTGTTTATTGTTGCCTTCGTAGGTTTGCTGACAACACGACTGGTGAGTGTTTTCCTTCAAGGCGTTTGCTTGCTATGCGAGCGAGGATTTCTGTTTCAACATTGGATAGGGCTATCAAGGAACTGTCCGATAGTGGGGCTATTGAGATAACCCATCGCAAAAGCGAGTCTGGAGACTACACATCTAACTTGTATGTTGTTCGCTCATTCCCCAAGGGGGTGGCTTCAAATCTTGTACCACCTCGTCTCAGGGCTGAGGGTAGGGGTGGCATCACAGGTGGCGAACTAACTAAAGCCACTAGAACTAAAACCAATAACACGCCTAGCAAAGAAAGTTGGAAAGAACAGTGGATAACCAAAGGTGTCGTCTTTGCTCGGCTAGGATGGACATACTCTCGTCTTATGGATGAATACGAGAAAGACATCAACTTCCAACTTATTCAGGACGGTTTCCTCACGGTAGCGAAACCTCATCAGTTAGACATCCCACAAGCCACATCGGCAGGTGCGCCTATACAGGAGGCAATGCAATGCGAAGAATCGGAAAACCAATAACCATGTTGGCTTTGTTCCCACTACTTTTATTTATCGTGCCGGCTGAAGCGACCCAAGCATCTACTGGTTATCAGAAGTATCACGGAGTAATGCCTGATGAATACTATGACCGACTTGCTCGCTGTGAAACTGGTGGCAACTGGAAACATTCCACACGCTCATACACAGGGGGTCTTGGTATTTATCGTGGCACTTGGCAACGATGGTCAGATACTAAAAGTGCCAAGGGTAAAACTCCTAAGCATCAGGTCAAGGTTGCAGATGCCATTGCTTTCAAGGGACATGCTGAAGTTGATGGCGACTTTGTATATCCAGTTGGAGTTTGGGGTTGGGGCTGCGTTCGCAATAATAAAGTTCTAAAGTCTATGATATGCAGAAGTAATAAACCTGTTGTCAAGAAGTGGCATTACGGATGCCTCAAATATAAATAAAAAGGAGAAAGAAAATGATTGGTGAAGTGGTAATACACCTTGGGCAGGAGTGGCGAGACTTAGGCTTCGCTTTATTCGGAATGGTCTGTGGTGGTGGCTTAGGCTGGCTATACGGATGGGACTACGGCGTAAAGCAGAAGAAGAAATAATGAGCAAGCCTGTCAGCGAATGGCGATGCCATAGATGCCCACAGGTTCTTATTACATTCGTTCATCTGTCTGCACCACCGATGCACACTTGCCCTAGACCAGAGGCAGGTAGGCAAAGGGAGTTCAAATATGAAACTGTTATTGCAGAACAGAATAAAAAGGAATAAGATAAAAGCATGAGTTCCCGAAAAACTTCCAACCAAACCCGACTTCATGGTGCTCAAATCTTGAAGCGGGAACGAACCGATAAAAAGATTAGCCAGTCTGAACTTGCCAAGAAACTAGGAGTGTCGCAGCCTTTAGTATCTTCTTGGGAATCAGGGCGCATCACGATGTCAATAGAAGATGTTGTTGCTATCGAGCAAGCACTTGACTACGAGCAAGGTGGGATGCTTTTCCAAATTGCATTCCCCAATAACAATCCCAACATTGAGGAACGGACATGATTGTTCTGCTGTTCCCAGATGGGTCAGAGATTCTAGGTGCATCAGCGAATCATGTTCTGCAGAAACTACTTGGTGGTTGGAACCCTGATTCCATCGGACAGTTGCGAAGCAGACTTGCTAGTCGTGCTGGTATTGTTCACGACCCTGATTTATCTGACATTGAGTTTTTATATCAGTTAGATAAAACTGGATGGTGCACTGTGCAGCATGTAGACATCTGATTACATATCACATATACATTTCTCAGTAGCGATTCTCCTTTCTCGCTACTTGAAGCAGGGGCAGGGCTTGGACGACCTGCCCCTGCCCCTTTTCCCCCCACGCCCCCACCCCCCCTTGGGAACCCCTTGCCCTGCTTGGGGTTGCTAGACCCCTTTCGTTGGGTTATTACACCTGCTACTATTTAGGTACATAGGCCACCACGGCAAAAAGTGGTCACCACGCAAGTGGTGGATAAGCACCTTGAAAACTGAAGACTCGCAAAGACGAAGAAGAAGATGTCGTTACTGACGACGCTGTGTGATTTCTGAAAAGAACAACTACAACTTCAAGTGGGAGTTAGCCCACACTCCCAAATGTTCTGCAAGAACGAAAAGATTGCAAAAGTGGATAAGCCCTTGAAGATGTTGCGACAACTAAGAAAGTGAAACAGAAGAAGATGACCTCGGAGACTTCGTTGAACAAGGATTGCTAGGTTGCCTGTTCCAAGAACAAATTGTAATTATCCCTACTACCGATACTGCATCGACTTCAAGGTCGGCGAGAGTTCGTGACTCAGCAGTATCACGACTGCTTCGGCAGTTACCAAAAAACATAACGGCTTCCAAGAGCCACAAAGAAAAGGAAAAAATAAAATGCCTACCAACTATCCAACGATGGGTCAAGGATTTATCCTGAACCGTCCAGTTGATGAAGCGAATGTTCGCTTCAACTTACCAGTCCATGGTGACGACCTCCAGTTCGTTCCCGATGGTCACTACATCAGAATGGCCTTGCCAACAGCATTGTTCACCGACCAACAGAACATTGATAGCAATTCCATAATCAAGACTTGCCTTCAACTGCAAGCCAACGGTACAGACTTTTCAACGACAGTCTGCCACCTACAGATTGTTCAGAACCAAAGCAACGCTAACGGTGTTCACCCACTGATGCCTGCTACTGGTTCAAGTGCGACTCAGTACCTTGTGTTCCCTAAGTTAGGAACATCGACGCTGGGTAATGTTCCATTGTCAGCAAGAGCCGTGGTTTCACGAACTGCGTTGATTGTGTGGATGCGCTCATACCTGCACATTGCACTCACCCACATTGCAGGAACATTGCCTGTACCTCGTAGTTACGGCGTGCTTAGCTTTTACGCACAGACAGCAAACGCTATGGGGTCAGAGTATGTGCGCACCTGCCAAACATGGGGTCTTGAGCCTTACCGTTCAGCAGCGCAACAGCGAGCAAGTGTCCGTGCCACTGGCAGAACAACAGTTCGTGAAGTAGAAGAAGACATGAACAGCATGCCGAGTTACTTAGACGAAGAGTCATTGTCGTGGTTCAACAGCCTCGGCTACTCGTTCGGTCACGAGATTGAGTTGCTTGGCTTGAGCGTGAACAGAGCGCACACCTTGATTACACAGATGCCTGACATTGAGGTGTATGCCAGTACGAACTATGGCCATGCAAACTTTGCACAATGGAAAGTAGTTCCCGATGGAACAGTGAGTGCAGGTGCTGAAGTGGTTAGCCCACCGATGCGACACGCAGACGGATTCCTTACGGTACGCCGTGTGATGCTGTCACTCAAGCGAGCAGGTGCAAGAATCACTCGTGCTTGTGGAGGCCATGTTCACTTCGGAGTTGAGCATCTCACACCTTCTGACCGTGCAAGAATCATTGAGGCTCATCAGCGTTACCAACGGCTGTTCGATTCCTTCTGTCACCTCACACGAACAAATACACGCTGGACTCACCATCGCAGTTCAACAAGTGCAGACATGTACGCCGAGCACTTCTACACAAGAGCAGGCAATCAGGGCACGGATGCATCTGGCGACACTTGTAACCGAGGCGAGGTTGGCTCGGTAGACCGTTACTACTCACTGAACCTTGCAAGTTGGGTGAAGTACGGAACATTTGAGAACAGACAGTTGGAAGGTTGCCTCAACCCTAAGAAGATGTTCGCTTGGCTCTGCTTGAACCAAGCCTTCTTCAAGGCCTGCGAACAGCCTGAGTCGTTCACGCCGTTGAACAGCACGATGATGTTCCTCCTGCAGAACGGTAACTCGCCACAACAGTTGCTCACCAACATTGCAGTTGAAAGCAACATGCCTAACCAAGTAAAAGAACTAATCGCAAGTTTCTTGCGTAACTAAGACCTAACAAAAAAGGAAAGAAAGGAAACATAAACATGTGTGGAATCGGAGCATTTCAAATCGTTGAGCAGGAGATAAACGCTCGGCGACTAGCACAAGCACTACTGAGAGGATTGACCGTAAGAGGTCGTGACGCTTCAGGGGTTGCTTGGCACGATGACAACGAACGACAGACTTACATCCAAAAGATGGATATGTCAGGAGTTGAACTTGCCGATGGACTAGCAGAGGACATCGGAGCAACAGCAATCATTCATACTCGTTACGCCACAAAGGGTGACCCGAGCAACCAGTTGAACAATCACCCCATTGATGTTCGTGGAATTATCGGAGTTCACAATGGGCACATCAGTAACGATGACGAACTGTTCAAGGACATACACAAGATTGGCAACTACAAGCGTCAAGGTCAAGTGGATAGCGAAGCAGCATTTGCTTGGCTGGCTCACGGCGACAAGACAAACAAAGACTTGTATCAGCGTTTGCGTGACATTCGTGGTGGTGCAGCCCTGATGTGGTTGAACACTAGAGGGGCTAACAAGTACCTGCATGTTGCGAGACTCGATTCGTCACCACTTGTGTTCGGGCAGACACATAAAGGAAGTGTCGTGCTCGCCTCAACGAGACAGATACTTTTGCAAAGTGCCAAAGAGTGTGGCATCGAGTTTGAGTTTGTCTACGAACTAAAGGAAGGCGAATACATCAGGTTCTGCAATGGACGACTTGTTCAGCAACTTACTTGGGAGCCACCAGTACGACCTCGGTATGTAATGCCTGACTATTCCAAGCGAACGCTGTTCTAACAGCCTGCTGTTGAGGGGGTGAGGGGCTACGCCCCTTTCCCCCACTTCAACGAAACAAATACAACAGAAGCCGTCTAGGGCTTCAAGAAAGGAAACAAAATGGCAAGAGTCAAACCCCACGCTGAAGTTCAGGTCACAAGAGATGAACTTGAAGAAATAGTGAAATGGGCTGAGTACCTTCACTGCAGCATCTACTTCAATGCCAGTCGTAACGGATTCGTTATAAACGGAGTCCTTTACATAGAACCACCGTTCAGCCTCGCTGATAAATACAGAGAAACAAGAGAAAGAAAATGAAAAACATTTGTAGTCACTGCCAAGTGAACGAAGCAGAGTTCAGTCTGCACTACTTAGATAACACCGACCAATATCGAGATGCGTTCCGAGTGCACGCTGTTCTGTGTGACACCTGCTACGACAACCTCATATCGCAGTTGTCAAAAAGAAAACATAAAGATGTTTGGTGTGCTGAACCTAGCAAACTAACCAACATAGAAAGAAAGAAAATGAAAGAGAAAATGAAAGAAACAAATAAGCCAATCATCCACTTCCATACCGGATGTGAAGAATGCAAGAACCTAGTCAAGCACTACTGCCCACCTTCAGGTTGGGCGAAGTGTGAGATTGAGGACTGCGTGAACTACACAGACCGATTGATTTGTGACGACTGCACCAACCCACTAGAAAGCGAAACAAAATGAGTTACATGAAAAGACTTCACCTCAACATGCAGGAAACGATTGACTTCCTTGAAACAGAAACCAATCCATTCTGGACGCTTGTTGAACAGACTGACCTGATGACTGAGAGTGGCTACTTAGTCACTATCACCACTGATTGGAAAGTTGTAACTGTCCTGATGATGCTTGTTCAAAATGGGCAAGTGTGTGTGGCAGTTCAAGATGATGCAACCTTCAACTGGTGCAACATTTATCCTGCAGACAAAATCAACAACGAAGAAGTTGCATTTCAAGTTTGCAATCAACTAGCAGCCTGATGTTGAGATGAGCAAGGTGGGCATCGGGTGAAAAATTCCTGAAAGGCTCGCCTTGCTTATCACAGCAGGCTATAATTTCGTGAGAGAAAGGAATCAAATGAACGAAGTAAATAACAATCCAGTAGTCCACTTGGATGTGTGGGTAACTTCACATCTACAAGTGGGAGCGCACAATCCATTTCCCAATGGCGACCAAGAAGTTCTTGACGCTCTTATGTCAGGCAACGGAGTCTGGCCTATCAGCGTTGAGCCTTGTCGGATGTATCGCTACGAAACAGAACGACTGTTCCGAGTTGAGTTGTGGTGGAACGAGTACAAAATGTTGCTTGAAAACAACATGATGGGCTGGTCTCAGTTCACAATGCGAATCAGTGAGCCAATCAAGATTACTGATAACCCCTCATCGGTAGACCGTGACACACGGCGATGTGGCATCGAGGTTGTTCAACCACAACTTCCAGTAACGGCAGGTTCTAAATGACCACCGAGCAACTTACATATCTTGTTATCCCTGCACGGCTCGCTGAGTCAACCTTCGTAGGGCAATGCCCAACTTCATTCACTCTACCGTTTATGCAGAAAGCAGTTGGTGGGTACATCGAGTTAGTGTCGCTGCAACAAGCAGATATGTTTATCAACGAAGAAGGCAAGTTGCTTGATTTGCCAGTCAATGTCCGAGCCACAATCCTTGCTTGGAAAGACGGAGCAATATCAGAACACGATGTAATAAACGGCAACTCAATAATGTTCGGCAAATGCGACAGCGAAGGAAACACGACAAGCATTACTGCCGAGTTCAGGTCACATCTAATAAAAGTGCTAGGAGGGCATGCGTGAAACAACATTATGAACAAGTGGTGGTCTTTGAACTACCGAGTGCAATGAAAAGCACGATTGAATACCGTTTCAATCCAAAGGCTAATACTGCTGAGGTGTGGTGCGTTATCTACGGACTTATTGACGGTAAGCCCCACATCGCAGACGGAACACTGCTTCGCACAATCTCGTTCCGTGCATACAACGACTACGGCATAGACATCCGTGAAGAAGCAATCAAGGACTTTGCTGGTCACTACCAGTTCCGTGAGTGGGATGAAGGCCATGCACTAGATGTTGCGATGGGTCTTATGGCAGGGGAGATTGAGTTCTAATGAGCGAGTGGAAAATGATTAGCCCAGATGGGAAAGAAGAAAACGCTGACATCCGGCACGCCATGAAGGCAATGTCCGATGTAGTCACTGGCATCCGTGAACGGCAACGGCACAGATTGTTGCTTGACATTCAACAGCGAACAGACCTTGAGCCAATCTCAAGTGAAGAAGTAATGCTACTCGTAGCGCAACTAGTTACGGATGGGTCGTTCATTGATTTGAACTCCATCCATGACATAACCAATCACCCTTCGGTGAGCAAAGAAAAGGATAAGTAATGAAGTTTGTAAGAGTATCAATGGATGTAATGTACGACGAGGACAGCAAGTACGATACTGAAGAACTGCTATGGGAACTCACCCAAGAGTTCCAAGACGGACTTACCTACTCGCAAGTGGATGCTGTTGTCATCGGTACTAGACACACCAACCTGCAACTCACTGAAGTCAATGAACAACTAGAAGTGGGTAAGCGTAAGAAGCCGAAGAAACCATCGCCACCAACTCAAGTAGCCCTTGAAGGTGATGACGACGATGAGCCAACAGACAACATCACCGATGACATAATCTGATTGGATAACTTCCCCCAGTAATCCAATCACCTCATAGCCGAATCATTCATCTACCCCGACAGATGTTTGGTTCGGCTATTTGGCATTACATACAGATGATGATGCGCTCACACTTCCACAGACGGACTGAACAACTACGAACTAGCAGTTACTCTCAATACGCAGATGTAATCTGTATCGGCTAGATGTGATGCTGCATATCGCATTGCCTTCGCAACACGCTTGAACACGGCAATCCCTCGCCTATTGCTCTACCACCAATCGCCCACCATTGCCCCTTGAGAAGCCCATAGACGGCTCTCACAGACCAATCCGTCACCTTCACCCACGCCCACAAAACAGCACCACCTGAGTCGTCTCAACACCTACACACCTTGAGACACCACCTAGACCGTCATAGACCGTCCTCACCACCAATCACCCCCTACCACCCCAACCACCCCCCTAGACCCCCTAGCACCCCAATAGGACGCCCTATGAGGGCAGACCCCCACCCCTCTTTTCCGAGAGAGAGCCAGACGGACACCCCTACCCCGTCACAGAGCGTGCAACGGCGAAATAAACAAGTTTCTTTGTGAGCGACTTCAACTGGATAAGCGTCTGCATTTAGCATTAGTCATCAGAGCAAATACTTTCATTGTTTATAAAACATGTGTAGAGTGTTTCGCATGGCCTCAATGATTTTCGTAATCCTGTTAGCCACACTCGATATCGCATTGATATTGTTTTGGATTACCCGACCTAATGGAGTGAAAGCCCTCTATGAGCAATATCCGAAAAGAACTAACCAAGAGCGCAGTCCCGATAGACAGCATCTCCCCCCATCCGAAGAATGTCCGTCAAGGTGATGTAGGTGCAATCTGCACTTCACTTGAAGCGCACGGTCAATACCGACCAATCCTTGTGCAGAAATCAACTGGTTTTATCGTTGCAGGTAACCACACTTGGTCGGCTGCAAAGTCGCTGAAGTGGGACAAGATTGCTGTGATTGAACTTGACATGGACGATGACCGAGCCTTGCGTATTTTGCTAGCCGACAATCGCACTAGTGACCTTGCCGACTACGACAGTTTCGCACTGGCAGAAATTCTTTCCGAGTTCGCTAGGGGCTACGACATGGAAGGTCTTGTCTGGAATCAGGATGACCTTGACGACATGCTTGCTACACAGTCGCACTCAATTGCCAACATGGCAGTGTCGGGTATTACTGGCATTGATACTGAAGGCGCACATAACCCGATGGAAAGCGAGAGTAATCATGTCACTAACGACACGAAGGTTGCTCAGTTCTATCTAACCTCAGCCGAGTTTGACACCTTGCGTGATGCCCTTCACGCCACAGGAATTACAAATCGCAATGACGCTCTTATGAAGGTGGTGGCAGAGTGGCTCGCCCAAAAGAATATATAAGACAGACTTTCATTGACAAGAATGTTTATGAGATGGCTGTTGAACGAGTGTCAAGGGCATTTGATTTATTTGACACAGTTATCGTTTCGTTCTCGGGTGGCAAAGACTCGACTGTCTGTCTGAACCTTGCGCTAGAAGAAGCACGGCGTAGAAACCGATTGCCATTGAAGGTCAAGCATTTTGACGAGGAAGCAATCCCCTACGAAACAGAAGAATATGTTAGGCGTGTATCAGAGATTGAGGACATTGATTTGGACTGGTGGTGCTTACCTATCGCTCACCGAAACAGTTGCTCATCAGCAGAAGGCGATTCTATTTGGCATCCATGGGCTCCCGAGATGGAAGAAAAATGGGTTCGCCCACTTCCACCTGAAGCAAAAACAGAGGCAGAAGGTTTTACTATTTGGCCTGCAAGCGCACGACTACCTTTCACCGAGACCGACCCAATCCTTTATCCACCTCGCAAGTACGGCAGAACCTGTTTCATTATGGGCATCCGAGCAGATGAATCAATCCGTCGTCGCCAAGCAGTCACTCGCAAAGAGGTAGATAACTACATCATTGAACACGAGAAAGGCATGGCAAAGGTCTATCCAATCTACGACTGGTCTACACAAGATGTGTGGCGAGCACCGAAACTGCATGGGTGGGACTACAACCGAGGCTACGACATGATGGAGTTAGCAGGCATGGCTCATCATCTTCAACGCATCGCACCACCATACGGTGAACAGCCAATGCAATCTTTGTGGATGTTCGCTAAATGCTTCCCTGATGTATGGGATAAGTTAGGCGACCGAGTGCCAGGGGCTAAGACTGCAGCCCGATACGCAAGAGGTGCCCTCTACCATGCAGGTCAAGGTGGCGTGAAAGAAGACGACCTTGCTGAAGGTGAAACTTGGGAACAGAAAGTTCTAGCCGAACTAGAAAAGTTCCCACCTGAAGAACGCAAGTTTGTAGCAAAACAACTGCAAGGACATATCAATCGTCACTATCGCAGAACTGCTGACCCAATACTTTTCACCCCACATCCGGTCACAGGCATCTCATGGAGAATGCTTATGAAGGTTGCGTCTAAGGGTGATTTCAAATCTAGAGTTGTTCCTAAATTGACAACTTCGGATGGGGCATCTAGAACTTCAATGGTGAAGAAATATAAAGAAAGCATAGAAAAGAGCACAAAAGATGAGTCGTGAAGACCAACCAATAGCAAGCGTTCAGTGGGTAGAACGCACCACGCTAAAAGCAAATGATTACAACCCGAACAAAATGGCTAAGACGGAACTCAATTTATTGAAGGTCAGCATTATGGAAGACGGCTGGACTCAACCTATTGTCGCTCGGCTTGACGGAGAAATCGTAGATGGATTCCACCGTTGGACTGTTTCGGCAGACAAGGATGTTGCCAAACTCACAGACGGTCTAGTGCCAGTAGTGTTCATCAAGGAGATTGACCCTGCTCGCCAACGCATGGCAACCATTAGACATAACCGTGCAAGAGGCGAACATTATGTAATGTCTATGGCAGACATCGTTACTGAACTTATTGACGAACTCAATATCGAGCCTGCCGAACTTATAAAGAGATTGGGTATGGAAAAAGAAGAAGTAAGTCGCCTTCTCGATAGAGGGCAGATGATAAAGCGAGCAGGCAACGATGACTACAAACCAGCATGGGTGGCAGAAAAACGATGAGTAATCAAGTACACGGTAAAGACGCAAACGGCAATCTGATTATTGCTGATTGGGCAACAGACAACGGAGATGGTTCTATTACGCCTTTCAAGGGCGAAGGTACTGTGCATATGCACAACACGACAGCAACTGCATGGCCATTAGTCAGTAGTGGTGCGCTAGGTGTAGACCACATCTCAGTTCCTGCAGGAGCAGGCTTTCCACCCCATACGCATCCGGGGGCGCATCTGCTGATTGTTATTGCAGGCAAGGGAACTATCACAGTTGATTCTAAGATTTATCCAACTCACGCAGGGCAGGTTTACTTCATTGAAAGTGACCACCCTCATGCTGTTGGGGCTATTGAGGAACATCACATTCTTGCTGTTGGCTCACCACATAAACTTCCAGATGACCCTGAGCGCATGGCGTTAGTTGAATACAACGCAATCGCTACCGAACTTGGGGAAGTGGAATGTGGCATATGTGGCGCAAAAGGATTGCTTGACGAAATCCAATGTGAACATATCCCGACTAAAGCGTCGTGATTCCTAAGCCTTGTTTGGGCTGTGGCGTCTTAGTCACTAGCGATTCAAGGTGTAACTCCTGTCGTATCTACCGTGAAAGTCTCAAGCCTAAAAAGGAACGCCCACACTACGCAGGCGACTACCGAAGACGAGCAAGAGAAGTGCGCATGAATGCCAGTAGATGTTGGATTTGTGGCGAGGGTGCAAGAGCCAATGACCCATGGACTGCAGACCATGTTGTTCCTAGCAACCCCGATAGTTTGTTATTGCCTGCACATAGGTCGTGCAACTCACGCAGGGGAAACAGATTAGATGGCTGAGACAAGAGGGCGTAAGCCCAAGCCAATTGAACAGAAGGCTCGCATCGGTAATCCGGGTGGAAGAAAACTACCTTCAACAGATGTAATACCTGTTATCGCAAATCGTGAAATACCTAAACCACATCGCCCTCTTATAGACAATGGCCCAGGACTTCAACTGTGGACTTCTATTTGGACTTCAGGTTGTGCATGGCTGCGCCGAGATACCGACATTGAGTTGGTGATGATGACTTGCGAGCAAGTTGATGAACGAGCAGTATTGAGAACGAAAGTGTTTAGGGAACAAGAGTGGAGAGACAGAGCCTCGTTGAGGACATTAGAAAAGATGATTGCTCAAAACCTTTCTGCGCTAGGATTCTCACCAACAGACCGAGCCCGACTAGGAATGAACAATGTCTCCAATGACGCAATCCAAGACTTCCGTGACAGAATCGCAACTAAGAGGGCTACTGCCTAAAAAGGCGTGGGAGCCGACCTATTACACAAAACGCCATAGCAACATTACAGACGGTGATGATGTTATTGATTTTGCTAGTCAATGGCTAAGAGTTTCTAAAGGTGTTAGGGCAGGCCAGCCTTTAGAGTTTGTTGAATGGCAACAGTGGCTATTGAAGGCTTTGCTTGAACGCCGAGACAATAATCGTTTGCGATATCGCCGTGCAGTTGTTGGACTACCGAGAAAGCAAGGCAAATCTCTAATGGGGTCAGCCCTTGCGCTTTATGGTCTGTTCGCTGGTGAGGCAGGTGCAGAAGTGTATTCGGCTGCAGGTGACCGTAAGCAGGCTCGTATTGTGTTCAATGAAGCCCGAGAACAAGTAGTGAAGTCTGCAGTTCTTTCTGCCCACTGCAAGGTTTATCGTGACGCTATTGAAGTCCCTGCTTTCAACTCGGTGTATCGAGTTCTTTCAGCAGACGCTAAATCTCAGGCTGGTCTAAACCCTTCGCTAGTTATCTTTGACGAACTATGGGTACAGAGAAACGATGACCTTTATGACCAACTCACGCTAGGTTCGGGTGCTCGTGTAGACCCAATGATTGTTTCAATTACTACAGCAGGTTATGACATCAACACTCTTTGTGGCAGGCTTTACGATTACGGCAAGTCTGTTGCTATGGGCGAACAAGAGGATGAGAACTTCGGATTCTTTTGGTGGGAAGCACCAGCAGATTGTTCTATCACAGATAGGGCTGTATGGAAAAAGTGCAATCCAAACTTGGCTTCCAAGTTGATAGACGAAGACGACCTTGAAACTTCTGCACGGCAGTCAAGCGAGATGGCATTTCGCAGGTTTCGCTTGAACCAATGGGTAAGGGCTGAGGAAAGTTGGCTTCCTGCAGGCGCATGGGAAAGACTTACTGGTGAAGTGGAAATAGACCCTGACCTAGAAACTTGGGTAGGGATTGACATGGCATTGAAGCACGACAGCATTGCTGTTGTTATGGCTCAGCCCCAAGGAGAGAAGGTAGCCGTATCAGCCAAGATTTGGCATCCATCCGAAAAGGCAGTAGATGTTGCGACTATTGAGCATTACCTTCGGGAAATCCACTTGAACTACAACATAAAAGAGTTCGCCTATGACCCTGCCTATTTTCAGCGTTCTGCCGAAATCCTTATAGACGATGGGCTTCCGATGGTGGAATACCCTCAGAGTGGTCAGCGTATGATTCCAGCCTGTGGTCACACTTATGAACTAATTATCAATAGCAAGATTGTGCATAACGGCTCGCCAGTTTTCACAGACCAAGTGCTTTCTGCAGCGCAACGCATGACGGACAATGGGTGGAGACTAAGCAAAGGCAAAAGTCGTAGAAAGATTGACGCTTGTATTGCAATGGTTATTGCTCTTGACCGAGCGACACGCAAACCTGATGCGTATAATAGCCCTAGTGTCGTTCCAGTCTGGTGAGGTCAATGAGACAAAACATAACATCAACAGTTGAAGTAATTGGCGCAGTCCTAGTTTCTATTGGAGCATTCCTTATTTGGACTCCATTTGGGTTTATTGTTACTGGAGCACTTCTTATCGCAGGTGGAGCATTGTCAGCATGAGTATTATTCGCCGAGAGTTTCGGGCACTTCCAATTACGATTGATGCCAATCAAATCACTGCCCGACCACCGTTTCCTAACTACTCAGGAGAAATAGTCACAGAACGAACTGCAGTTTCATCTACTGCTGTTTTATCTGCTGTCACGCTATTAGCAGACTCAATCGCCACAATGCCTTTGCAGGTTTATCGAGATGTCGGTGGGACTATCCAACAACTTCCAGTTCCTAGTGTTTTTATAAAACCGAATGACGAACAAAACATGTTTGAGTTCGTTCACCAAACCATTGCCACACTTGCGCTTCATGGCAATGCTTTTATTTTTGCACCACGCAACGCAGGGCAAGCCCCAATTGAAATGCGTTGCCTGCACCCATTGTTAGTTAGTGCTGTAATTGATGACAACGGAGACCGTGTTTACTCTTACGGAAAAACTAGATTAGACCCTGAGAACATGTATCACATGTCGTGGCTTCGTTTTCCCGACCAAGCCTATGGTGTCTCACCACTAGATGCGCTTCGCAACATTATTGGTACTGGTATTGCAATTGACCGTTTCCTTGCACAGTTCTACGGAGATGGAGCAACACCTTCATCGGTATTAGAAACTGACCAGCAAGTCACAGTGGAACAAGCAGAAATCCTAAGAAACACTTGGGAAGACTCACATTGGAAAAGACGCAGACCTGCTGTTCTTGCAGGCGGGTTGAAGTGGCGTTCCGTCACAGCATCTGCATCCGACATGGACACAATGGAACATAGGGAATCTATCGTACGAGATGTTGCAAGAGCGTATAGAATCCCACTACACCTTATTGCAGGCACAGGTGGAGATAATCAGACCTATCAAAATGTTGAATCAGCAGGCATCAATTTTGTTCGTCATACTTTACTTCCTTGGATGCGTCGTCTTGAAGACACTCTTAGTTCTATGTTGCCAGTGCCTCAAAAAGTACGATTCAATGCTGATGGTCTTATGAGGGGCGACTTGGTTACACGAGTGACAGCGCAACAAATCCAAATCCAATCTGGAACATTGTCGCCTAATGAAGCAAGACAAACTGAAGGTAGAGAACCTTATGACGGTGGAGATAATTTCTATTACGGTCAGACAGCGTCGGCAATCGGCATTGACCCTATACCCCCAAGCCCTATAGTGAATACTATATGAAGTCAATAGCAGTAACAGTAACCGATTCACCAACATTGGTTGTAACAGCAGACAACATTCCACGCCGTTGTTATCTGCATTCATCTTCAGGTTCACTTTATATTGGTGGTTCTGATGTGACTTTAGAAAATGGTTTGCATATGTCTAACAACACAACACTTGAAATCTTTGTACCAACTAACGAAAAAATTTATGCAGTATCTGCAGGCACTCACACGATGCGTGTCTTGACGCCTGATGTGGATTAGCAATGCCATACGGAATATCACAGAATCAATCTGACTGCAGTGGTTGGGCAACTGTCGTCAAACTAGGTGACCGTTATGAAACTATTGGTTGTCACGCTTCCAAACAAGACGCTATTGAACAGATGATTGCAGCATCAGTTGGCGAAGACAAAGAACCCATAGGGGAAATACGCTCTTTGCCTGACAACTACCGACCAGCACTAGAAGATGATGTGCCTGAAGGAAAGGCGTGTGGTAACTGCGCTTTCTATGACGAAGAAGATGTCAGCGAAGATGGAACAAAGGCTTACTGCACAAAATGGAGCGAGTATGTTGATGGTGGTTACTACTGCAACGCTTGGCAATCAGACGAAGAAGACGAAGAAGAAGACGAAGAATACACAGAAGAACGAGCAGTAAGTCTTGAACCCCCTGTTTACATGAGGAACGCTGCAAAAAGAGGACTAAAACTATACGCCGATGGATTTGGTGGTGACGGTCTTGTTCAAGCAACTATCAGTTCAGCAAGAAAAATGGCTAACGGAGATGTGTCAATAGAAAAGTGGCGCAAGATAGCCCCTTGGATTGCAAGGCATCTAGTTGATTTAGACGCACCTAAAAACAATGACCCAAACGATAGTGAGTATCCGGGCGCAGGCTTAGTGGCTCATCTGCTTTGGGGTTCAGGGCCATCTAAGAAAAACGCAGAAAGAGCAATGGCTCATGCACAAATGGTGGTTGAAAACTATGACGAAGAACAACGAGCACCTGCACCTAAGAAAGACCAAATAAAAGGTTCTGACATAAATAAACCAGGCTCAGCAGAAGGTAAAGAGGGTGACATCTCTCTTGACGACAACACTGAAAAAGCGTTGAACACTAAAGCCCAAGAACACAATGCAAAGATGGAAGAAGAAGGCAAAGAAGTGTGGACTCGGGTTAGGGTCGGCTCGCTCAAATCTGTATGGCGTAGGGGCGCTGGTGCGTATTCCACTTCTCATAGACCAGGGGTTTCAAGAGCAGCATGGGCTATGGCGAGAGTGAACGCTTTTATTTATCTTTCCGAAAAGGGCAGACCCGAAAACCCCAAGTATGTGACAGACAATGACCTGCTCCATCCTGACCACCCCAAGTTCTCAGATGCTCGTTCTGCATCTGGTATACCCGATAACATTATTGAAACCTCGCAAGGAGATGAAATGACAGACCAACTTGAACTGCACAGCACAGACCAAGAAACGATAAGTGAAACCAATACTATTGAGTGGGTTACTAAATCTATTGACGACACAAGAAGTATTGCTTATTCCAATCTTGAGATTAGGTCTGAAGGAGATGGGAATACACTGGTTGGTTATGCTGCGATGTGGGATACTGCTTCTCAAGACTTAGGTTTTACCGAGTATGTAACTAGGGGCGCATTTACCAAGACACTCAAAGACGGTGCTGATGTTCGTTTGTTGTTTGACCACGATGGTGCTCCACTTGCCCGAACCAAATCAGGAACTCTCCGATTGAGCGAGGATGCAAGGGGATTGAAGGTTGAAGCAGACCTTGACCCTGCCAACCCATTAGCACAGCAAATAATGTCGGGACTTCGTAGAGGCGATTTGAATCAAATGTCCTTTGCATTTAGGACTATAAAAGACAGTTGGAACACAGACCGTTCAGTACGAGAACTGCGTGAAGTTCAACTTTATGATGTTTCCGTAGTGACTTACCCTGCTTATGAGGAAACTATTGCAGAACTGCGAAATATGCATTACACTGCCCCTAGTGCACCTACTCGCTTGCGCCGACAGCAAGTGGCAATTGCACGAATAAAATAACTGCCGAAAGACAAGCCGATTATTCACTTGGTATTTCACCGTTGTACTAACCCACCAACAACAAGGAAGACAAATGTCATACTTAGAAAAACTCCATGAAAAGCGTGAGGCTCTTGTTACAAAAGCAGAGTCGCTCGTTCAATTAGCAGAGCAGGAAAACCGTGACCTCACGCCTGCCGAAGACACAGAAGTATCTGATTCACTTACACAAGTTCGTGAACTCGATGCATCTATCGCACAGCAGGAAGAACTTGCACAGCGTTCTAAAGAAGCGTCCATCGCACGAGAAGTTGCAGGCATCAAGCCCACAATCGTGAAATCAGAGGCTCGCACCTATGCACCACAAGCAGATACTTCATTTATTCGTGACGCATTTTCAGCACATTTCAACAATGACTACCAAGCAAGTGAGCGTCTCGCACGACACATGCAGGAAGAAAAAGTTGAACGCCGTGATGTGACATCAGCAAACTTTGCTGGTCTTGTAGTACCACAGTTCCTCACCGAATTGGCTGCACCATTCGCTCGTGCAGGTCGTCCATTCCTTGACCAAGTACGCAAGCACCAACTTCCAGATGAAGGTCTTACGATTTCTATCTCCAAGGTGACAACTGGTACAGCAACAGCCGTACAAAGTGAAGGTGCTGCTGTTCAAGAAACCAACATGGATGACACCAAGTTGGACATTTCAGTTGTGACAGTTGCTGGTCAGCAGAATGTTTCTCGTCAAGCAATTGAGCGTGGAACAAACATTGACTCGCTTGTTATGGCAGACCTTGTGTCCGCATACCACACGAACTTGGATTTATTGAACCTCACAACTAGTGCAACATCATTGACCAATACCATCACTCAGGTAATTACCTACACTGATGCCAGTCCGACAGTAAGCGAACTTTATCCAAAGTTTGCAGATGCAATTCAACGAATCCAGACAGCGTTCTTTGCTGGACCCAACTTCATCCTGATGCATCCACGCCGTTTGGCTTTCATCCTTGCAGCGCAAGACGACCAAAAGCGACCACTCGCTGTACCAGTGCCAAACTTCAATGGACAGCCTGCTGTTGCATCGGGTAATGGTGCGCCAGTGTATGGCTCTAGTGGCTACACGATTATGGGCTTGCCAGTCATCACAGACGCAAATGTGATTACCACAAACGGTGCAGGCGCAAACGAGGATGTCATCATCTTTGGTAACACGCAGGAAGCACACCTTTGGGAACAAGGTTCAGGCGAGCCAATGATGCTTCGCTTTGAGCAACCAAAGGCTGCTGAACTTGATGTAACGATGATTGTTTATGGATACTCTGCTTTCACGGCAAACCGATATCCAAATGCATTCTCACTCATCGGTGGAACTGGACTAATCACACCAACCTTCTAGTCCAATATGCTGTGGGTGGGTGTAGGTTTTTACCACTTTCTCCCTGCACCTACCCATACAGCAAGGAACATTTATGAATAACCAAGTTGAATCATTACTATTTGAGCGTGAAGGCTATGTACGGCGTGGGCTGAAACAGAGAGTTGCACAAGTAGACGCTGAACTAGCGAAGTTCGGTATCGGTATTGAGAGCGCATCTGTTGAGCCAACTGTTGAAACTGCTAGCCGGGCGAAACCTCGTGCTCGTAAGCCAGTAGATGAGTAATGACAATTGTAAATGGCTACTGCACTCTTGCAGAAGTCAAGGCTGCATTACGCCTTACTGACTCAACAGACGACGCTCTTTTAGAAAACTCTATTGAAGGCGCATCTCGGCGTGTAGATGGCTACTGTGGAAGATGGTTCTATAAAACCACAGCCACTGCTATTTCTCTTATGCCAACCAACGATTACTATGTTCCAGTTCAAGATATTGCATCCACAACTGGTCTAATTGTGAAGACCGATGAAACTGGTGACGGAAGTTTTGAAACCACTTGGACTCTCGGAACGGACTACCAAGTAGAACCGACCAATGCCATATTGAACGGCAGACCGTACAGACGCATTACGGCTATCGGTGCCAAGACTTTCCCGATACCAGTGCCACCCAATCCACCTTCTTTGCAGGTCACAGCACAATGGGGATGGAATGCTATTCCAAACGATGTTCGGGAAGCAACAATACTTCTAACTATGCGAGGCTTTGCTCGATACAACGCTGCACTTGGCGTAGTCGGCTTTGCTGATATGGCAATTCAAGTTCGTGCCGTAGACCCCGATGTAAGAGAGATGCTCAATCCGTATCGTCTGTTGGCAGTTGCATAATGCCTGCCACAGTTAGCCAAGTCGCCACAGGCATCAAGACGGCGTTAGCGACCATTTCAGGACTTAGGGCGTACTCGTACCAACCTGAGCAATTGAACCCCCCTATCGGCTTCCCAGTGCTCAATACGGTGAACTATCACGGAGCAATGAACGGTGGGTTGGTAACGATGGACTGGACTATCCAAGTTGTTGTAGGAAGATGGGTAGACAGAGTTGCCCACTCAACCCTTGACGGATACTTGTCCTACTCAGGTGCATCTTCAATCCGTGCTGCACTTGAAGCAGATAAGACATTGGGTGGCGTAGTCCAGAACCTAATCTTGCCATCGTCTAGTAATATCTCAGCATTGGAACAAGATGACGCAGAGTTTCTGCAGATATCGTCTACACTTACTGTGTATACATAAGGAGACACATGGCTACCTATAAAGTAACTAGCGACAACTTCACTCTCGCACCTAAAGGCGCAAGTGTTTCTGACGCTGACTTACAAGACCTAAATATTGATGCGCTTATCTCTGGTGGGCACATCCAAGAACAAGGAAAACTCCCGACACCAAAGACCGAATCTAAGGAATAGGAAAAAACATGGCTGTTCTAGCACTCACGAACGCATCTATCACAATCAATAGCGTTGCGCTATCTGACCACGCCAACTCGGTAACAGTTAATTACGAAGTTGACTCTATTGAAGTAACAGCGTTCGGCTCAAGTGGACATATTTTTACTGGTGGCTTACAAAATAACAGTGTTGAGATTGCATTGATGCAAGATTTCGCAGCAGCAAATGTTGAAGCAACTGTTTATGGCCTTGTTGGCACAACTACCACATTGGTAATCAAGCCAACCTCAGCCTCTGTCGGGGCTGCCAACCCTTCATATACGATTACTGGGGCATACCTCGCATCTCATACTCCTGTTGCAGGGGCAGTGGGAGAGTTGGCAATGACGACTCTCACCTTTACTGGTGGAACTATTGCTAAGGCAGTTGCGTAATGGCTGTTTTGACATTGACCAATGCTGTCATCACGATAAATAGCATCGCAGTTAGCGATAAAGCAAATAGCGTCACGCTCAACTATGAAGTTGATTCTATTGAAGTAACAGCGTTTGGCGATACAGGACATAAATTCACTGGTGGATTACAGAACAACAGCATTGAAATTGCATTGATGCAGGACTTTGCTACAACAATCCCTGCAGGTTCACCTTCAACCAGCGTTGAAGCATTGATTTATCCACTCGTGGGTACGACTACCACCGTCACCATAAAAGCAACTAGTGCTATCACATCAGGCACGAACCCTCTTTACACATTGTCTTCCACCTATCTTGCAGCGCATACCCCTGTTGCAGGCGCAGTTGGTGAGTTAGCAATGACGACCTTGAGTTTCACTGGTGGAACTCTTGTGAAGACCACCACCTAAACAAAGGAAACCCGACATGGAAATGAAATTTATCGTTGTTTATAACAACGGCGAGAAACAAAACACGACTGCAGTATTCCCTGATTTCGTTATGTTTGAAAGAACATGGAACAGAAGTATCGCTAATTTTGAAAAAGAAATTAGACTTACCGATATTGGTTGGCTTGCTTGGAAGTCTTTGACCCGAACAAAAGTAACCAACCTTCCATTTGAACCCGAATGGCTAAATAGCGTATTGAGTGTTGAGTTGGCAGAAGACAATGAAGTGCCAGTCCCTTTGGACAGTCCAGCGCAACTGGACGGCTAGCGTTTATTTGCGTTGAGACAGGAATGCTTCCTAGTCAACTACTGCAAGAAGACCCTGTATTCGTACAGGCCATATACGACATGATTGTTTGGCGCAACAAACAAGCATCTAAGAAGTAGTATTGCTCCATGCTTGATGTGCACAAAAACATGGTGGTGGGGGTAGCCCCTGTTCTGCAAGTATTGAAGCAGATTGAACCTGAAACATACAAGCAAATATCAAAAGACATAAAAGGCAAGGTTGAGCCTTTGCGTCTAAAGGTGGCAGAAGGTTTCCCCAATAATCCTTGGGCTTCCTCAAAACAAATCAACTGGGTGAAATACGGCAGAACAACTAGAGGTAGAAAGCCTAAGAATGCTGTTGGTTCTTCTTTCCCTAGATATGAAGGCAAGAAGGCACGAAAGGGTGTAAGTGTTGTAGTCGGTGGGCGTAAGGTTCGCACAACAAACTCCTACCCTATTATTCGCATAAAGCAATCAGACGCTGGTGCTTCTATTTATGACCTTGCTAAAGACAATCGCACAGCCGGCAAAGAATCATTTGTGAAGAACCTCAATAGCAGTGGCACTCCTTCTCGTGTTATGTGGAAACGAGTCCGAGCCAATTTCCCATTAGTGGAAAACAGCATCAAAACTATTGTTATTGATTTGCAAAAAAGATTTACTGTTCAGATAGCGAATGAAACAGAAAGACGGTCACAGGCATCTAGTCGTGCTGGCTCTCAAGTTAGAAATGCTCTTGGAAGGTTTGGCTTGTAATGGCAATCGTAATCCCAGTTATAAGCACATTCGATAACAAGGGCGTTAGCAGAGCAGTTGCTTCCTTTCGGCAACTAGATGGAGCAGGGCAGAAAAGTGCGTTCGCACTCCTCAACACAACAAAGGCTGCAAATAGTTTCGGTAAATCATTGGCGAAAATGGGTGGAATTGTAGGTGGCGTTGCTGGCGTTATCGGTGGAACACTAATAAACGCTGCTCGTGAATCAGAAAAAGTTTCTAGACAAACGGCTGCAATTATAAAAGCAACTGGTGGTTCAGCACAGGTATCTTCGGAACAAATATCAAAACTGGCTGAAACAATGTCTTACAAAACAGGCATTGATGACGAGGCCATTCAGTCCTCAATGAACTTACTTCTAACCTTCAAGCAAGTACGCAATGAGGTTGGTCAAGGGAATGACATTTTCACGAGGGCATCTCAGGCTGCGCTTGATTTAGGAAATGTATTTGGTTCTACTGATGGTGCTGCAAAACAACTCGGTAAAGCATTGTCTGACCCTGTGAAAGGTATTAGTGCCCTAAGAAAAGCAGGTATCAACTTTACCGACCAACAGAAAGAACAAATTAGAATCTTGGTTGCATCGGGCAAATCGCTTGAAGCACAGAAATTGATTTTGGCTGAAGTTGAATCACAGGTTGGTGGCACGGCTGCTGCAACAGCAACAGACTTTGACAGAATGAAAGTCGCTATTGGCAATGTTGCCGAGGACTTAGGCGAACTTTTGCTACCTGCATTTGAAGCAGGGGCGAGGTTTGTAAATGAAAAAGTTATACCTGTATTCAGGCAGTTCTCAGACATTATCGGCGAGAAAGGTCTCGGTGCCGGCTTCCAGTTTCTTGGTGAAAAAGGGCTTGAGGCATTGGGCAAACTCAAGGGTTGGGGTGCACTGATTTATGGCGTGGTCGCTGCAGTGGTGGCATTGAATGTCGCATCAGGTATTTATACTGCATTGCAGGTGGTGGCAACTATCGTAACTGCTGCTTTTGGCGTGGCACTAAACGCTGCTTTTATGGGCATCCCTGCATTGATTGGTCTTGTGGTTGTCGCATTTACGGCTCTGTTGCTGAAGTTCAAAGGGTTACGAGATTTTGCTCTGCCTATTATCGTTGCATTTGCTAATGGATTCCTTGACCTTTTCGTGAACCCATTTATTAGGGGAATCAATCTTGTTATCGGTGCTTACAACTTATTGCCGTTCGTCAAAGATGTAAGCAAGATAAAAGAGTTCAACATAACTTTAGGGAAAACTGCAGACGGTATGAAGAAGGTTGCTAGTGCTGCCGACTTCCGTAAGTTTGAAGGGTTCAATGCAGGTATAACGCCAAAACCTTCTGCTAGCAGTGGCGACACAGGTGGTGAATCAGCACTAGATAAACTAAAAAATAAGATGAAAGCATATTCTGACCTTGTTCAGAAGGCTGCTGATTATCAAAAACAGTTTGCTGACGCAGTAAAAAACACTACTTCTGCTAATGAAGGTCTAGAAAAAGCCACTGCAAAGGTAACTAAAGCGCAGGAGTTATTCAATAAAGTTTCGCAAGGCTACGGCGCTGGTTCTGCAGAAGCAAAGACTGCTCAAGAAGAATTAGAACAAGCACAGCGAGATGCTACTCGTGCAGGTTTTGACCTTGAGCAAAGCACTTTTGCTGTTACCGAAGCGCAAAAAGAACTAGCAGAGGCTCAGCAAGAAGGTGACCCGACAACAATACGACTGGCACAAATTGCGTTAGCCGAAGCACAAATGACTGTCACTGAGAAAACACTTGCGTTGCGTGATGCAACTGCAGAAGTAGCGACAGCGCAATCAAACCTAAATGGCACGGTTGCTGGTTTCCCTGCAGAATCAACTAAATACAAAGACGCTTTGGCTGAATTGAAGACAGCCCAAGATGAACAAACCCAAGCGATTGATAAAGTCAACGATGCCAAGCAAAGAGAACTTGAAACTACCAATAAACTTATTGCTGCAAACAAAGAACTTGCCAAAAAGAAATTGTCTATTAGTCCTAAGCAGGCTAAAGCAATAGCCAAGTCTATGAAATCTCAGGGCATTACTGTTACTAAAGAGATGTTTGACATTCTCGGTATAAAGCCTTTTGCAAAAGGGGGCATCGTGACGAAACCCACATTGGCTATGATTGGCGAAGGTGGCGAGTCAGAAGCAGTGATTCCTCTTAGCCGTATGGGTGAGTTCGGCATGGGGGGTGGCGATGTGTACCATATTCAAATCAACTCTAAGATTGCTGATTCAACACTTCCCGACTTGTTAGTTGCTGAACTGCGTAAGTTCAATAGGCGTTCTGGTGCAATTGATATTCAGGTTGCGTAATGGCTGGATTGAATGACATTGGAACATACAAGGTTGAACTTGATGCTGGTTTCTATCAGAATGTTTTTACCCTCGATGATGACCTACTAGGTATTCTTGATGAAGATTTTCTTGAAGGCTCTACAACCTTCTTTGATGTAACCCAATATGTAGTTGATGTTTCTATCAAGCGTGGGCGTAGTAGCCAAGATGCACAGTTTGGTGCTTCTACTTGCAACATCACTATTGATGATTTGCTTGGGCAGGATAAGTTCAGCGTTGCTAATAGTGCCAGTCCCTATTGGAATACTGATAGAGGGCGTTTAGGTTTTGAACCACGCAGGCAAGTAAGGATTTCACGCAACAGTGAATACCTGTTCAATGGTTTTATTGTGCATTACAACACAGAATTTGACATAGATGGACACAACATGATTAGTATTGAATGCGCTGATGCGTTCCTAAACTTATCTACAACAACTATCAAGGGTTTTACGCCACCAGCAGAAACATCAGGTGCAAGGGTGGACAGGATTTTAGGCTTACCTGAAGTGAGTTTTCCTACAGACCCTGCACCTATTATTGCTACTGGTGTTGCGAACCTGTCAAACCAAGATGTTGCTACACAAACACCATTGGCGTATTTCAATATGTTGGTTGCAGAAGCAGAACAGGGGCGTTTTTATATTGACCGCAATGGGGCTTTGAATTGGGAAGCACGCACACCTAACAGCACAGAAGAATCACCAACAATTATCTTTGCTGATAATGATGCTTCCAAGATTGCTTATTCAACGCTGGAAGTTGTTTATGAGTAGGTATCAACATGGCTGAAGCAATTGCTAGAAAAACATCTATTAGACCTGACAGCATCTTGAATGATGTGATTGTTATTGTTGCGCCTAACCCATCACAGCCAACACCAACAGACCAGCAAAGCACAGACACCACATCTATAGATAACTATGGCGTGCAAAGTATTGTCATTACTGATAGCCCATTATTGACTGATGCTGATGCTTTGGTGCTGGCTGATTATTTGTTGCGTGCAGACCCTAACTATTGGTTTACAGGGCTTTCTATCAATATGCACAGATTGACAGACCCACAGCGCAGTGCTGTGGCAACGCTTGATATTGGTGATTTTGTTGGGGTCATCAAATCGTTTGAATATGGAACGCCATCTGTGGTTCAAAAGAACTTGTATGTTGAAGGCATCAATCATAGGATTACTTCTAGTACTCACCACATTGACTTGTATTTCTCACCTGTGGGTTATTCTCAACAATGGGGTGATGTTACGCCTACACTTACTTGGGAATCCGTACCTGCTGGGTTATCGTGGTCTAATCTAATCTGGACAATTCTTTAGGGGTTTTGATGGCAGGCACAACTACAAACTTTGCAATTCCGTATCCATCATCATCTGATTATGTAACTGATGGTGCTACTGCTATGCGCAGTATTGCTGATCAGGTTGATGCTGTTTTGTTCACTGGTTCTTCATCAGGCAATCTTCTGATCAATGGGGCTATGCAGGTCAGCCAGCGTTCAGCAGTTGGCACAGCAGTTACAGGTTTGACAGGTACTGGTTATAACACTGCTGATAGGTTTGAATTATCAATTACAACTATGGGTACATTCACCCAAACAACTATTGCTGAAGCACCTACTGGTTCAGGGTTTCGCAACAGTTTGAAACTTGCCTGCACAACTGCTGATGCTTCACCTGCTGCTGGCGACAACATTATTCTTAGACAGAAAATTGAAGGACAGAATGTGCAGGCAGTGCGTAAAGGCACAGCATCAGCGCAAACCCTTTCATTGTCTTTCTGGGTTTATGCTTTTCAAACAGGTACTTTTATTGTTGAACTGGTTGATACTGATAACAGTAGGTCGTGCAGTAAGGCTTACACCATCAGTGCTTCTAACACTTGGGAATATAAAACAGTGTTGTTCCCTGCTGATACAACAGGTGCTTTTACTAATGATGCTAATGAATCGTTGCAGGTGAATTGGTGGTTGGGTGCTGGCACAACTTTTACTTCTGGCACGCTGGCTACAACTTGGGGTGCGACTGTTTCTGCTAATCGTGCTGTTGGGCAAACAAACTTGGCTTCTTCAACTAGCAATACTTTCTTTATTACTGGCACACAACTAACTGTTGGTTCTGTTGCTACACCATTTGAATTCAAATCATACGCTGATGACCTGCGTGCTTGCCAACGCTACTTTGTCAAATACTCATTCACTGGAAGTGCCTACATAACAGTTGGCATGGTGTACCCAACTAACAATGCGTTCGCAGCGATTGCTTTGCCAGTTACAATGAGAGCAATACCCACAGGCATCACTGCCACTGGTACATTCTTTGCCATAGATGCAGGCAATGTGGGTAGAGGCATTACTGCTGGTTTTGGTGCTTCATCAGAAAACATTTTGGGCTTGCTTATGACTGCTAGTTTCAACCTTACAAATGGCAATGCAACATTGATTGGTAGTACAAGTGGCACAATTTCAGTGACTGGTGTAGAACTGTAATGACTTGGTATTTCTACAAATCACCAATAGGTGAACAAATCTTTGTTATCAGCAGGATAGATGAAGATACTGTTGTGTCAGGTGTTGCTGAACAAACACCTGCGTATCTTGCTTGGGTTGCTGACGGTAACACAGCAGAAGAATGGACAGGTGAATAATCATGGCTGGTTTAGGTGCAAAACTTTTTACTGCGTTCAGTAAATTGACAGCAGCACAGGTAAATGGTTATTTGATGGATCAATCCATTATGCGTTTTGCTTCTGCTGCTGTGCGTGATGCAGCGTTTGGTGGTGCAGGTGAACCAACACTTGCCGAAGGCATGACTTGTTATCTTGATGATCTGAATGTGTTGCAGTCATACACAGGTTCAGCATGGGTGACGATTGTAAATACTGAACGCCCAGCAGGACTTGAATTAGTTACTTCATGCACAGCAACTTTTACTAGTGGTACTGCTGGTTCAGTTTCAAATGGTGTTGTCACTATCGGCACTGGCAATACATTAGTTACTGTTTCAAATGCGTTCAGTGCTACTTATGATAATTATTTGATAACAGTTGGTGGTGGTGTTAGTTCTGTTTCTGCTGACAACTTAGGCTTACAAATGGGAAGCACTTTGACAGGGTATAGAAGTTCTATTAGTGGCGCAAATACTTCTAGCGCATTTGCAGGTGGATACGACAACAACACAAACCAAAGATGGATTTGGGCAGGTGCTATAAATGTTCAAGGTGTTCACGCAAGAATAGAATTGGCAAATCCATTCCTAGCACTAAATACTTATATGCAATCACAAATGATTAGAACTGGTGCAAACGGTCATTGGGTGTCATTTGGTACTTTGGAAAACACAACTTCTTATACAAGTTTTGTAATTCAACCAGCGTCAGGTACATTGACTGGTGGCAAAATATGCGTGTATGGGTATCGCAACTCATGAATGAAATTGTTGTTGCTGTTATTGGTATGACAGGTGCGTTACTGGTAGCAATGATTGAAACTACACGCAGGCAAAACAATCGTGACCACGCCACCAATTCAGACAAACTAGATAGCGTCATAACCAAAATAGACACGGTAGATAGCAGACTAGGCACACACATTGATTGGCACGCACACAAAGACAAATGAGAATACGCCGTAGTTTTTGGCTTGTGTTCGCACCAGTAGCGATATTGGCTATGTTCCCATTGCCTGCATCAG